GTGCGATATACCCGGTTCGGGTCTTGGGGTTGTATAACTTCATGATATGTTGTCCTTACGTTATCGGGAATATTCCCGCCACTGCCCACGGCATGGGCAGTGACTGGCACATTAAACCGGGGCAATATTGATCACGCGGCGCGCCACGCTATCGGCTTTTTTGACCCCGGTCCCATGGGCAGGAAAACCCACAATAACGGTTCTATCGGCGCGCGCGCACAATTGGCAGGTGGCGCACGACACGTCATCTCTTGCAATAGCAGGGCAGATGACCACGCGACGGCCAGCAGGTGTCAACAGGTTATCGGCCTGAGTTACGGGCAGAACAACGCACACGGGCAGGCCGGTATCGGCCAGGGTATCGGCATGGTCCAAATCATTGGCCGATAGGTTGACAGTAAACCCGCCCAAGTTAGCTAACTCGATCAGGTCCAGGTTATTACCCAGGCCAATATCGTGATGGGTATACGTAAACCCGCGCTTACCCCAATTGGCCTCAATCAACATATGCAACGCGCCCGGATCGATCATCCCGCCAATATGGGGCAGGTCACCGGCTTGATTGTGGCGCCACAGCGACTCATCCGGCAACGCGGCCACTGTGGCGCAAAATACTTCAATGGTCACACCACGCGCCTGGGCAGTGACTGCATTCCAATGCAAGCGAAGCGGCCCAGTCTCTGCGTAGCAGCCATTATTAAAAAACGGGCAGGTTGGGGAACACGACTCGCGGGTAGTCGTGCTAACGGGTATTGGACCCGTTTTCACGTTTGCCGATACGGGCGTCAAGTGGAAATACTGGGTTGCAACGATGGGATTGAGTTTGAATATTGTCATATCTTGTCCTAACTGTTACCTGGCGATGTTGCCATATTGAGATTATAGCCCAATGGGTTTTCCCATGTCATGTCACATAAGTGACAGTTTGTAAACTATTTTCTAGGGATAAACCCTATGGGTTAGCCACTGTTTCAACTGTGTCAATTGTGACTAGCCAGGGGGGTATTGATTTGGGGGTTTTTGAAAAGGCACAAGAAAAGAGAAAAAGTCTAATTTTCGGGTCTCCTGTGCGGAGAGCAAGTTGTCACATTCGCATGACCATTTGCTTAAAAAATAGGCATTATTGCATCAACTGTGACAACTGCGCCAAGTTTTATCATACCCAATGGGTCAATTATTCCCAATGGGTTGACCATACCCAATGGGTCAATTATGCCCAATGGGTTGACCATTGGACAATGGGTTGACCATACCCAATGGGTTACTATTGCCCGATACACAATGATTCCAGGTGCATAATGATAACCCATTGGGTTACTGTTACCATATGCACAATGATTCCAGATGCACCGTGGTTGCCAAATGCACAATGGATTTCGAGGGGGTGGGTAGGGCCGAGCGGCAATGGGCCACGGTTACGGAGGCATCACGAACAATTTTTTTTTATTTTTCATTTACACAATAACCCAATGGGTTCACATACATCACTTATTCCATTTATTCCATGTATTCACTTGCACCATGTTCCATCACGGTGTGATAGTATCCGGCCACTATGAATAATGAATTCACAGGCGCATCTGTCACAACAGATCAGGTTACAAATCAAGTCGAATTGCCTGATTGGCTCAGTGCGCCCGAACAAACTATCCCGATCTCCCCTACCGTCATCAAGGCTCAAACTGACTTGATGCTTACGCAGTACGAAATCGTGTTCATGCGCGTGATTGAACAGATTGCCGCCGGCCGCACGTTCCAGTCCGTGATCAAGGATGACTTTCGTGAGTTTGAGCATGGCGCGTTCCTTCGGTGGATCAAGCGCGATCCAGAACGGCACCAGTTGTACAAAGAGGCCAAGGAGCTTCGCACGGAGACATGGGCCAACGAGATCATCGAGATTGCCGATGCCGACGACTCTATAGAAGACGTTGCCCGGTCCAAGCTGCGGATCGACACTCGCAGGTGGTTGATGGGGACTGACAATCGTAAACAGTACGGTGAGGTCAAGACTATCGACCACGGTGGTCAGATCAGTATTATTGGCGCACTGAGTGCGGCCGACAACCGAGTGATCGACATGGCCGATATAGAAGATGTAACTCCAAGGATCGACGACTGATGCAGAAGCCTATATATAGTGGTGAGGAGGAGCAGACGCTCATGACAAAGCTGTGGAGTCCTCAGATCAAGGATGACCCTGAGAGCTTCGTGCTGTTCACCTTTCCCTGGGGCATGGAGAACACACCGCTGGCTAACTTCAAGGGGCCGCGTAAGTGGCAGCGCAGGGTGCTGCGTGAGATCACAATGCACATCAAGGCCAACAAGGGTGTGCTGGACATGGAGGCGCTGCGCATAGCCGTGTCATCTGGCCGGGGGATAGGTAAGTCGGCACTGGTGGCGTGGCTGATACTGTGGATGCTCAGCACCAGGATAGGCAGCACTGTCATCGTATCGGCTAACAGCGAGAACCAGCTTCGCACGGTGACATGGGGTGAGTTGACCAAGTGGGCCACGATGGCGATCAATGCCCACTGGTGGGAGGTAAGTGCGACCAAGCTGAGTCCGGCCGTGTGGCTGACCGACCTGGTGGAGCGTGACCTTAAGAAGGGCACCCGGTACTGGGCAGCCGAGGGTAAGCTGTGGAGCGAGGAGAACCCAGACGCCTATGCGGGTGTCCACAACCATGACGGCATGATGGTGATCTTTGACGAAGCCAGTGGCATACCTGATGGCATCTGGAGCGTGGCGGCGGGGTTCTTTACAGAGAAGATATTGGACAGGTACTGGCTGGCGTTCTCGAACCCACGGCGTAACACCGGGTACTTCTTTGAGACGTTCCACGGCAAGCGGGACTTCTGGAACGGGCAGATGATTGATGCCCGGACGGTAGAGGGCACCGATCAGGCTGTGTACAACCAGATCATTGCTGAGTATGGGGACGACTCGCGTGAGGCGCGGGTGGAGGTCTATGGTGAGTTCCCGGCCACGGGTGAGGACCAGTTCATATCGCCCACGCTGGTCGAGGATGCGTTCAAACGGCCGAAATACAAGGACATGACTGCGCCTATCGTTATCGGCGTTGACCCGGCGCGTGGTGGCATGGACAGCACCGTGATCTGTGTTCGCCAAGGGCGTGACATCATTGCGATCAAACGATACAAGGGTGAGGATACCATGTCCGTGGTGGGCCACGTTATCGACGCCATCGAGGAGTACAAGCCCCTGTTGACCGTGATTGACGAGGGGGGGCTGGGCTACGGGATACTTGACAGGTTGACTGAACAGCGGTACAAGGTGCGGGGTGTGAACTTCGGTTGGAAGGCGAAAAGCCCCATAATGTGGCAAAATAAACGTGCTGAGATGTGGGGCGCAATGAAGGATTGGCTCAAAACGGCCAGTGTTTCGGCAGATCGACAGTTAAAGGCCGACTTGGTTGGCCCCATGCGGAAAACGAACTCGGCTGGTGCCATTTTGCTGGAAAGTAAGAAGGAGATGAAGGCTCGGGGGCTGGCTTCGCCGGACGCTGCGGATGCGCTTTGTGTAACTTTTGCCTTTCCTGTAGCGCATCGTGACTATAATGCGAAAACTGAACGCCGTGTAAACGCGCAGTCCGGCAGCGCAGCAACATCATGGATGGGGTCTTAAATGAAGAAGACGGTTTCACTATCTGTTGGACGCGGCGAGAAGCTGCCCATATCCAAGGGCGCTGGTTTGACTGCCAAAGGCAGAGAGAAGTACAACGCTGCGACTGGCTCAAACCTCAAGGCGCCAGCCCCGAACCCTAAGACCAAGGCCGATCAAGGCCGTAAGGATTCATTTTGTGCAAGAATGGGTGCAGTCGCGGCTAATGCCAAGGATGGCGAACGCGCCAAGGCGGCCCTTAAACGATGGAAGTGCTAATCATGGCTACAAAACCTGGTCTTTACGCTAATATTCACGCAAAACAGGCACGTATCGCCGCTGGCTCCAAAGAAAAGATGCGTAAGCCTGGCACTGAGGGCGCACCTACTGCCAAGGCATTCAAAGAGTCTGCCAAGACTGCAAAGAAGGGTAAATAATGCCACTCGTCAAATCCAAAAGCCCCGCAGCATTTCGCAAGAATGTTGCTGCTGAAGTAAAAAGTGGCAAACCCGTCAAGCAGGCCGTAGCAATTGCCTATTCGGTGAAGCGTGAAGCTGCCAAAACAGCACCAAAAGGCAAGAAATAACATGGCTGACAGCCAAAATGCTCTGGCTCCGCAGGCAGGAATGCTCAATCAGCTTTATAAAGCTGTAGTTCCTGTCAATGCTAGAACTTTTTTGGATACCGTTACAGGCTCTACAGCGCCCATAACAGAGAAAAACTTTGCCCCTGAAGAACTTGATGCTCTTCGCCAAATGTACATAGAAAAACAAGCTAAGAATGCTGCATGGAAACAACAACTAGCTAACAAACTGTCTATCTCAAAACAGGCTTACGAGCAAAAGCCAGAAACAAAACTTGTATACGATGAAGGCGGCACAAAAGCTCAAGCAGTCCCACAAACTTATGATGAATACATAAGAAATCTTACCAATCAAATTGCGTCTTTTGACAGAACCAAGAACAAGACAAGTCTTAGCTACAATGACTATCCAGATCAAATGGCTGCTCCAACTTTTGATTCATGGCTTGGTTCAGTATACAAATCATATACGGACCCAGCCTATAGAATGAAGACCATATTGGGCAGCTTTAATGTCATGGATACGCCAGAAGGACAAAAAGCTGTAGATCAGTACAAATTTGATGCATCAGATTACTATAAAGGTAATTACGGAATTGATCCGGCAAGTGCAAGCGTGGCCGATATGTACAAAAGAGCCAATGGCCCGATAGACTTTTTGGACATGCTTATGATAAAAAAATTCCCTAAAATGATTCGCCCGGTTGATATAAATCTGGGAAAAGGAAACAAATAACATGGCTGACGTAACAGGCATCGTAGCCGCCGCAGCCGTTGCTGTTGGCGGTTCATCCAAAGACAAGAGCAACGCTGATGTGCTGGCTACCGCCCGTGCCCGGCTGGACTTGGCTATGTCGGCATTGTCTGAGTCCCGTGAAGACGAGATTGACGACCTAAAGTTCTACGCTGGCTCCCCTGACAACCACTGGCAGTGGCCCTCAGATGTCTTGGCGACTCGTGGTGCTGTGCAGGGCCAGACTATCAACGCCCGGCCCTGTTTGACCATCAACAAGCTGCCACAGCATGTGCGCCAGGTGACCAACGACCAGCGGCAGAACCGTCCTGGTGCTAAGGTTATCCCGGTAGACGACAAGGCTGACGTTGAGATTGCTGACATTTTTAACGGCATGATTCGGCACATCGAGTACATCTCTGACGCTGATGTGGCCTATGACACCGCCTGCGAGAACCAGGTATCCTACGGTGAAGGCTACATACGTTTGCTGACTGAGTATTGCGACGACAACACGTTTGACCAAGACATCAAGATTGGCCGGGTGCGTAACAGCTTCTCCGTCTACATGGACCCTACGATCCAAGACCCTACGGGTGCGGATGCGAAATGGTGCTTTATTACTGAAGACCTAACAAAGGCTGAATATGCCCGTTTGTACCCTGACGCAGCGCCTATCACGACTCTCCAGTCTTTGGGTGTTGGTGACCAGTCTATCTCTAATTGGCTCAATGAGGACACGATTCGCATTGCTGATTACTACTACGTTGACTATGACCGCGCCACGCTGAACCTGTATCCGGGCAATGCCACAGCATTCGTGGGTACACCAGAAGACAAGCAACTCAAGGCGTTTTACGGCAAGCCGCTAAAGTCGCGTGAGTCTGATCGTGCAAGGGTCAAGTATTGCAAAATCAACGGTTACGAGATACTGTCCGAAAACGAATGGGCTGGTAAGTGGATTCCAGTGATTCGGATTGTTGGCAATGAGTTTGAAGTCGATGGCCGTCTGTACGTTTCTGGCCTAGTTCGTAACGCCAAAGATGCCCAGCGCATGTACAACTATTGGGTTTCACAAGAAGCCGAGATGTTGGCCTTGGCACCCAAAGCGCCATTTATTGGCTATGGTGGTCAGTTTGAAGGTTACGAGAACCAGTGGAAAACCGCCAACACGACCAACTGGCCGTATCTGGAGGTAAACCCTGACGTTACAGACGGCCAAGGTGCTGTCCTGCCACTACCCCAGCGTGCCCAGCCACCAATGGCCTCCAGCGGGCTGCTACAGGCCAAGGCGGGTGCTTCTGAGGACATCAAGTCCACAACAGGCCAGTACAACGCTTCTCTGGGCATGGGAAGCAACGAACGCTCAGGGAAAGCCATTCTTGCGCGTCAGCGCGAGGGCGATGTCGGCACATACCATTACGGCGACAACTTGGCCCGTGGCGTCCGTCACATTGCCCGCCAACTCGTGGACCTGATTCCCAAGATTTACGATACCCAGCGTATTGCCCGGATCATTGGTGAAGATGGTGAGACAAAAATGGTCAAGATTAACCCTGACCAGGCTGAACCAGTCAACAAGATTGTGGATCAGCAGGGTGTCGTGCTTGAGAAAATCTACAATCCAGGCGTTGGCAAGTACGATGTTGTGGCGACCACTGGCCCAGGCTACGCTACCAAGCGTCAAGAGGCTCTGGAGGCGATGGCCCAGTTGCTGCAAGGCAACCCACAGTTGTGGCAAGTTGCCGGTGACCTGTTCGTCAAGAACATGGACTGGCCGGGCGCCCAAGAGATGGCAAAGCGTTTTGCCAAGACCATTGACCCCAAGCTGATGTCTGATGGCGAAGACAATCCTGAGTTGCAAGCTGCACAGCAGCAGATGCAGGCGATGGGTCAGGAGATGGAGCAGATGCACCAGATGATCCAGAATGTCGGCAAGTCTATTGAGATGCAAGACATGAAGCGCAAGGACTACGAAGCTGAGATCAAGGCGTACCAAGCTGAAACACAGCGTATCAGTGCTGTGCAGGCTGGCATGACTGAGCAACAGATTCAAGACATTGCGATGGGCGTGGTTGCTGCTGCAATGGAGCAAGGTGGTGTTCCCGAGATGCGTGAACCGCAAGAAATGCCTCAAATGGAAGAAATGCCACCCGAGCAAATGCAAGAAATGCAACCAATGGAAGGAATGCAACAATGAAAGCCTGTGATTTTGTAGGAATACTGTTCCTAGCCCGTGATGTGGCCCACTCAGTACATTTCAACACCCGCAGCTTTAGCAAGCACAAGGCACTTAACATCTTTTATGAGCGTATTGTTGGCGCAGCCGATGACTTTGCAGAAGCCTACCAAGGCCGTCATGGTTTAATTGGCCCAATCACACTACAATCGGCCAAGAAGACAAACAATATCACTGAATTTTTGGAAGACTCGCTAAAACAGATTGAAGATTGTCGGTATGAAGTGTGCGATAAATCAGACTCGTCACTACAACAGTTGATTGACAACATCATTGAAATTTATCTTCGCACTCTGTACAAATTGAGGTTCTTAGCATGACAGTAAACCTTTCCCCAGTTGGTGGCGCAGCAGCTCAATTTTTTGACAACAACGGCAATCCATTGTTGGGCGGCAAAATTTTTACCTATCTTGCTGGAACCACAACACCGGTAACCACATACACCACCTCTGTGGGCAACATTGCCCACACCAATCCAATCATTTTAGATTCCGCTGGTAGGGTGCCAAGTGGAGGTGAAATTTGGTTGACGACAGCCCAATCGTACAAGTTTATTTTAAGGACATCAGCAGACGTTCTTATTGGCACATACGACAACATTCCTGCAATTAATGATGTCAATGCGGCAGACATTGTGTACACACCCGCTGGAGCAAATGCTGTCCCGACAACCGTTGAGGCAAAGTTACGACAATATGTTTCATTGCCAGATTACACATCATTACGAAATGCCCTTGCAACTGGTTTGCGTGTGCAAATCCCTAGCAGTACGACAAGTATTTCAGTAAGCACTGCTGATTCACCATCAGTTCTACCGTATTTGTATTTAATTGATTGTCAAGCCCCTCTAACAATTGCTCTTGCCACTGGAGTTCATACGACAACACTAGGCAATATTGTTAATGTTGGACAAAATCAAGACATTTCTATCAGCGGTGCAACACCAACAACAACAACCATTACATCAATAGACAGCGTGTCAGGCAGTGCTGGCAATTGGGTTGTCACGGCTACGTTAGCAAGTGCTGCGGGTGTTGCTATAAATAACGTTGTAAAAATAGACGATGTAATACCAGGAAAAGTATATTTTCCAACCACGGTAGGCGATAGGCGTCCAGCAGCAAATGAGATGGCTATTGGCATATACGCGATGGGTGAATGCACTACAAGTGGAACGACAGTTTCATTGACCAAATCTGTTGCTGGTTCTTTTTTAGTATCAGGTGATTTAGTAACTATTCGTGGAGAAACGCGAGTAGTTGATGTGGTTGGAACAAATAGTTTTACAGTAACTTCTGCATTTGAATACGACGTATCAAGCTACCAATGGTGGTACTACCATATTCCGAATGCGGGAACAATAACGGCTACTGCCAGCACTACTGTTACTGGTACAAGCACAACATTTTTAACAAATGCCAATGTGGGTGATTTATTGGTGGTTGATGGTTGCTCATACAAAATTGATGCAGTTGTTGACAATTTAACTTTGACCGTTACGCACAATGTCACAATTCCTGCTGCTTCAAAATACACAATTGCATCAGCAGGCATCTTGCACAGTGGTAGTTTTGTTATTACCAATGTTGTTGGAAATCAAATTACATACACAAGCAAAGCGCGGTATGTGCCAGCACTTCCTGTTAGAGGCATATCAGGAGGCGCGGCTGTTATCCTAAAAACTGTAGTTCAACAGACTGGAACTGGGGACGGTTTTTCTTTTACTCGTGGTTCAGTTATTGGCAATGTTAAAGATTTAGCAATCAATGGTAATGCTGCATCTACTACATCTGCGGGTATGAAATTAAATAATGATCCATATGGTGCATCTGGCGCATATAACTTAGGTTCATCTACCGCAAATCTTGGCGCAAACGTAGCGGTAATTAATTGGGGAAGTGGTGCCACGCTGCAATCTGGCTGCACTCTTTTTGGAATGAATGCACATTTCTGCAACAACTTGACACGAGGTGTGAGCAATGAAGATGGTGCAACTAGCTATTTGAGAGATGCTGTAATTTCACACAATAATGGAATTGGCATATTTGCCGGTGGTGGATATGTGCGTGGTTCAGGCGCATCTGTTTGTGCTAATCGGTTACAAGGTTTGAGAACTAATGTAGGCAACGGTTCATACGGTGATGCTTGGTACGCTTGGGGTAATGGATCGCATGGATTCCAAGCAGAAGGTGGTTGCGGATTACATTTTGTAGATGGCTATTCAAATTGCAATGGTGGAAATGGTGGTAATTTTCAAAATGGCCCAAGTGGACGAGTAACAAGAACATGGTTTGGTGGAAATTCTAATTATGCTTTGTCTGCAACCAGTGCTCTTGTTGAGGCAGGGCAAACATGGATGTCAGGAACTTACGATAGTAGCTATGGCGGTGTAAACGTATCACGAGGTAATTTAGATTTAAATTATTCTGCACAAACAGGAAATGTCGGGATAGGTCTATATTGTCAAGCGACAAGCACTTGTTACGCAGAATATTCATTCCAATCTAGAAATAATTTACAAGGTATTCGCGCTGAAGATTTCGGCACTCGTGTTAGCGCATTCAATTCTGTTTCTATTGATAATGGTTCAGCTAATTTATCAAGCGATGGAGGATTGTTGGCTGATCCTATAAATAGATACGCAGAATATCAACAATCCAGCCATTTCACACAATCATTTTCTATTGCAGATGATGCGGTGACTTTTTTAAACTTTGGTACTGTAACAGTCATTAAGACTATTTATTTACACAGTAGTTCTTCTGCTGCATTGCAAGGTGCCGTTCGCATTCGTACCGTATCTTCACTTGGAACCACATCAATTTATGGAACTGGTTTTACCATGAACGATTATGGTACTAATCCAACAGGTGTATTAACAGGTACAACAGGTATTGATGGAAACGTAACACTATCTGCCGCTAACGATGGGAAGTTTTACATTGAAAACAGGTCTGGTGGAACTAGGGTAATCATTATTGACGTAATGGGGAATTAACATGCAAATCAAATTTTTGCGTCCTGTGGACAATGTAGCAAACCATTACTTTGCGGAAGTTGATGGTGTTGAAATGACCATTGCCACTCGTCCAGGTCAAGACCCAAAGGACGTTTTAAAGGACATGTTTGGTGATAACCAGTCGTATGTTGAAAAACGACTTCAGGAATATCCATCAATCCAAGATCAGCTTGATATGATTTATCACAACATTGATGCTTGGCGTACTAAGATTGCTGCAATTAAATTGCGGCATCCGAAGGATTAATTATGGCAGCACGATTCTGGGTTGGTGGTACAGGTACATGGGATAACGCAAGCACTGCCAACTGGTCAGCAACGACTGGTGGCGCTTCAGGTGCTTCTGCGCCTACATCTGTTGATACTGTTACGTTTGATGGGAATTCCGGCACGGGCACATGCACCACCGCTGCTGGTTCTGCCTCTAGTACCTTAACACTTAATACTCAAAACATTGCATTGGTTTTTGGTGCTAACCACACAGCTTCAGCAGCTTTAACTCTTACACAAGGAAGTATTAATCTTGCTGGTTTTGTTTTGAACTGTACTACTGTGTCAAGCAGTAACGCAAACACCCGTAGTATTGCTTTTGGAAGTACAGGGCAAATTAATTTGACAGCTACTTCAGGAACATTGTGGACAACTTCAGCAAGCACGGGGTTCACAACATCAGGTACAAACAAAGTAGTTACTGCACCCAATGGTGGCGCTGGAACAAGAACGTTTAATCCAGGCTCTTCTTTAGCTGAGATAAACGTAATGACTTTCAAAGTAACTTCTGGCAGTGATACGGTTTCATTGCAAGGTCGTTACTTCAACATTGATCTAACTGGTTTTACAGGATCAATAGCAAATAATGGCCGTGTTATTTATGGTTCGTTAACTCTACAGTCAGGATTGACCTTTGCAGGAAGCACATCATTTTCTGCAACTTCTGGCTCGCATGTGATTACTACTGCTGGTGTAACTTTAAACGCTTCATTTACATTTAATAATTCTGGTGGTATTTGGTCTTTTGCAGATGCTGCAAATTTTGGTACAGGAAACCTTATATTTACTGCTGGAACACTAAGATTGAAAGCAGGAGAAACAACCACTGTTACTGCTTTTTCTACATCAGGTTCAGCGGAACTTCATTATTTAGAATCAACAACATCTGGTAGTCAAGCAACATTGTCGCAAGCCAGTGGCACGGTTACTGCAAGTTTTTTGTCAATTAAAGACATTAACGCTACAGGTGGTGCAACTTGGAACGCTTTTGTAGACCAGTCCAACATTGACGCTGGCAACAATGACGGCTGGAATTTTGGAATTTCACCTGTAATTGGTGGAAGCGAATATACTTACCAGCTACGGTCTTTCACGCAACCACGGAGATTTTGAAATGACAATGAACATTAAAGCGGTAACCACTTGTTTTGGTTACCAGCAACTTACAGTCGATTCATCCAAGGGTTTGACAGTGCCTGTCATTGCCCCGGACGGTTTGAACGCCAAACCCGTGTTTGCGTTGATTGTTGCCGAAGGCGCACCAGTGCGCTGGCGCGATGACGGCACTGCGCCATCTGCTTCAGTGGGTATGCCTCTTGCAATTGGTGTGCCATTGCAATATGACGGTGATTTGAATAAAATCCGTTTCATTCAGCAATCTGCCACAGGTATTATCAATATCTCGTATTACAGTTAACCCAAACCGTACTGGCGCGTTCACCAGGGAATCGTAGGATTCAAAAATGTCAGAAGAAGTATTAGCGGAGTCACTACCCGTGCCAGAACAGGAAGCAACGGCTGCCCCTGACGCTGAAGTTCAATCGCCGGAAATCGCTGAAACACAGCCTGCCAAGACATTCTCGCAAGAGGAACTTGACGCTGCAATCGGCAAACGCCTCGCAAGAGAGCAACGTAAGTGGGAACGAGATCAAGCGCAACGCCAGTCTGAACAACAAACGTTGAGGGCACCAGCCACACAGTCTGTTGATCAGTTTGAAAGCCCTGAAGCCTATGCTGACGCATTGGCCTACCAGAAAGCCGAAGAACTGATTGCCAAACGTGAGTCTGCTAAACGCCAGTCGCAAGTTCTTGAGAGTTATCACGACAAGGAAGAAGAAGCACGGACGAAATATGATGACTTTGAACAAGTCGCATACAACCCCAAGCTCCCAATTACTGATGTGATGGCCGAAACGATCCAGTCCTCGGACGTTGGACCTGAGTTAGCTTACTACCTCGGCTCTAACCCCAAAGAAGCAGATCGCATCTCGCGTATGACGCCCTTCATGCAGGCAAAGGAAATCGGGAAGATTGAAGGCAAATTGTCCGATAATCCTCCCGTAAAACGAACAACGTCTGCGCCAGCGCCGATTTCACCTGTTACCGCCCGAACCTCCGGTTCGCCAGCACATGACACTACTGACCCACGGTCTATCAAGACCATGACAGCAAGCCAGTGGATTGAAGCTGATAGGGCACGACAGGCGAAGAAGTGGGAATCGCAACGTATCCGCTAACTTTTTTAAGGACTTTTTGAAATGTCTAACAGCATCCTAACGATCGACATGATCACCCGCAAGGCTCTGGAAATTCTGGAGAACAACCTTGTTCTGACCCGTAACGTGAACCGTCAGTACGACGACAGCTTTGCTGTTGAAGGTGCCAAGATTGGTTCTACATTGCGGATTCGCCTGCCTGACCGCGCTCTGGTTACTGACGGTGCCGCCCTGCAAGTTCAGGACGACAACGAGCAGTTCACTACTTTGTCGGTAGCCAACCAAAAGCACATCGGTGTCAACTTCACATCTGCTGAACTGACCATGCAATTGGATGACTTCGCAGAGCGTGTGTTGAAACCTCGTATTAGCCAGTTGGCTTCCAGCATTGATGCTGACGTTGCCAATTCGTACAAGTACATCGGTAACTCCGTTGGTACTCCTGGCACCACTCCATCGACTTCTTTGGTGCTGTTGCAAGCCCAGCAAAAGTTGAACGAGAACGCTGCTGTAATGTCTCCACGTTACGCTACCGTTAACCCTGCCGCCAACGCTGGCCTGGTTGAAGGTATGAAGGGTCTGTTTAATCCAACAGACACCATCAGCAAGCAGTTCCGTAACGGCATGATGGGCACTGGCGTGTTGGGCTTTGATGAAGTCAACATGTCTCAGTCGATCAAACAGCACACTACCGGCTCTCGTGATGCCTCGGCCTCCACTTTGGTGAAGACTCCTGGCGTGACTTCCGAAGGTTCTGCGACCATTCTGTTGGAGCAAGGTTCCGTAGTCACCACCATTAAAGCTGGCGACGTGTTTACCGTGTCAACTTGCTACGCAGTGAATCCTCAGACTCGTGAGTCTACTGGTTCGTTGTATCAGTTTGTTGCTCTGGCTGACGCTACTGCTGTGGGTGGTACTTGGACTGTGACCGTGTACCCCATGTACTCTGCTGCTCACGCTCTGGCTACCATGAACGTTCTGCCCGCTACTGGCGGTGTAGTTACGTTCTTGGGTGCTGCTTCTAGCCAATACGCACAGAACTTGGTGTACCACAAGGATGCCATCACCTTTGCCACTGCTGACCTGTTGCTCCCACAAGGTGTTGACATGGCTGCTCGTGCTGTGCATAACGGTATCAGCCTGCGCGTTGTTCGTCAGTACGACATCAACAACGATCGTATGCCTTGCCGTATCGACGTTCTGTATGGCTACAGCACGATTCGTCCACAAATGGCTTCCCGCATCTGGGGCTAAACCTAATGCCCCTTCGGGGGCGTTTTTTAAATCTTTTTAAGGAAATTTATCATGGCTCTTCCTAATGGCGCAGGCGGTTACCAAGTAGGTGACGGCAATATCGGTGAAGCTGTTCTGTCGGTTCAAGGTGCACCCACTGCCGTGGCTGCCGCTGCGACAATGACAACTGCTGAACTGTCTAACGGCTTGTTTGTGTTCAACGGCGCTGCCGGTAATCTGACTTTGCCCACCGTGGCATTGGTAGAAGCCGACATCACAGCCGCATCAAAAGTCAACGCTGCTCTTGACTTCATCATCATCAATATTGATGCTTCCGGTTCTGATTCAGTCACTTTGGCTGCGGGCACTGGCTGGACCCTTGTTGGTGTTGCTGCGGTTGCGGTTAATACTTCTGCCCAGTTCCGCGCCCGTAAAACCGGCGATGGCACTTGGACTGCATACCGCATTGCCTAAATCTGATGGGGCTTCGGCCCCATCTTCCTAAAGGAAAATCATGGCTACGAATACAAAACCTGTTGGTGTTGCATACGAAGACCCGTATCTAGACGGTGCGGTTATCAACAACTCAACTATTACTGGTACGGTAACGTCTAGTGCAGTGTCTAACATTGCTGTGACAAACGCCACTACTGGTAGTAGCGATGCTGCTGCATCTACAACCACACTCACCATGACGGGTGCTGGTGGCGTGGGCTGGGCAAGCAAATCGGACTTGGAAGCAAATGTTGCATTGGGCGCATACGCTAACGGTCTGTATGGCTACTTGGCATTTGGTGCAAGTGGGCGCGTAACTGGCTTGGCCTCGGGTACGGTTGGCGAAGTCGTCTTGTCTGCTGGTTGCACACAAGGAACCTACGCTGCAATTGAAGCTGAAGTTGGTATGCCTAGCGGCGCTGTAACCGGCACAAACACATCGTTTTTCTACTTGAGTTCATATGGTGCTGATAAAGCAACATTCGACACAAGCGGCACTTTGTTCAATTTGGCCGGAGTGACTAAAGGTTCTGGTAAGTTCCTGCAAGACACAACTTCTGGTGCAACAGCGCGTCCAACATCCGCAATCAAAGTGCTTACGCCTGATGGCATCCGCTATCTGCCGTTGTACTCTACTGCTGCTATCGCTGCTTAAAGATGATCACCCGTGAAGTGATTATGGAACGGGTGCAAAGTCTGCAAAAACAAGCCGAGCGTTTGCGTTCCGATTTGGATGCAACGCTCGGTGCGTTACAAGATTGCGGATACTGGCTTGAGCAATTGAAACAGGAAAACACTGATGTCACTGATTTATCTTGATCATCCAATACACGGTAGGAAAATTGCTACTATGGAACTTGAAGCCGTATTTGATGAAACAAACGGCTGGACACGCTACAATCCAGAAACGCCTTCGGACTCCGAAGAAGCGGCTCCCGTTAACACACTCGGGATAAAGCGCAAATACACCCGTAAGGTGGAAACTGAAGGAGTCTGAGCATGACAACGTACACCGCTGGCGATCAAATTAATCGGGCACTTCGTTTGCTCGGCGTGTTGGCCGAAGGTGAAACGCCGTCTGCTGCCATGTCTCAAGACGCTTTGATGGCAATGAACCAAATGATCGACTCGTGGTCTATTGAGCGATTGTCTGTATTTTGTACACAAGATCAAGTATTTACTTGGCCTGCCGGCGAGTACATTCGCACCCTTGGCCCCTCTGGTAACTTTATCGGCCTGCGTCCTGTAATGCTGGATGACGCTACTTACTTCCGTGATCCGGGCACAAACGTGTCCTTTGGCATTAAGTTTATTAACCAGCAGCAGTACAACGGCATTGCCGTCAAGACTGTAACCAGCACGTATCCGCAGGTCTGCTTTGTGAACATGGGATTCCCCGACATCACCATGTCGATTTACCCCCGGCCAACTCGTGACCTTGAGTGGCATTTTGTGTCAGTGCAGGAACTGAGCAACCCCGCCACCTTGGCGACTGATTTGTTTTTTCCACCAGGTTACTTGCGGGCGTTTACCTACAATCTGGCGATGGAAATAGCACCTGAGTTTGGCGTAGAGCCCAGCCCACAGGTGTCGCGCATCTCCATGACCAGCAAGCGTAACCTAAAGCGTATCAATAACCCTGACGATGTAATGTCTATGCCTTACGCCATTGTGGCAACGCGGCAACGGTTCAACATCTACGCCGGTAACTATTAATGAAAACCCAGATTCTTGGTTCAGCGTATGTTGCTCGCAGCGTCAACGCTGCCGACAATCGCATGGTCAATCTGTTCCCAGAGGTCATTCCAGAAGGCGGCAAGGAGGCGGGGTTTCTTAACCGCGCCCCCGGCCTCAAGTTGCAGCAAACTGTAGGCACCGGCCCAATCCGGGCTTTGTGGGCACACCAGACCAATGGTTCTGACTTCTACGTTGTCTCGGGTACTGAGTTTTTTAAACTGACAAGCCTGACAGGTACACCCGTTAAGCTGGGCAATGTGTCTGGCACTGGGCCTGTCTCGATTGCTGACAACGGCACGCAGATATTTCTTGCGGCCAACGGGCCAAGTTACATCTACAACGAGGTTACTAACGTCTTTGCCCAGATTACAGACCCTGACTTCCCAGGCGCGGTGACGGTGGCTTACCTTGACGGCTATTTCGTATTTAACCAGCCCAACAGCCAGTTCATCTGGGTGTCGCAACTGCTAGATGGCACATCAGTTGACCCGCTAGACTTTGCAAGCGCCGAAGGCTCTCCAGACGGCGTGGTGGGCCTTATTGCCGACCACCGCGAACTGTGGGTGTTTGGAACCGATTCGGTTGAGGTCTGGTACAACTCTGGTGCGGTTGATTTTCCCTTGCAGCGCATCCAAGGCGCGTTTAACGAGATTGGTTGCGTGTCGGCGTACACCATCGCCAAGATGGACAACGGCCTGTTCTGGTTGGGCACAGACGCCCGTGGGCAGGGTATCGTCTACCGCGCTAATGGCTACACTGGCGTTCGCATCTCCACCCATGCAATAGAGTACGCTATTGCTCAATACGGCAATATCTCGGACGCCATTGCCTACACCTACCAGCAAGAAGGCCACGCTTTTTACGTGCTGACCTTTCCAAGCGGTAACGCCACATGGGTCTATGACGTTTCAACGCAAGCCTGGCACGAGCGTGCTGGCTTTGACAACGGTGAATTTATGAGGCACCGCAGCAACTGCCAGTGCAACTTTGGCGGCAACATCATTGTTGGCGACTTTCAGAACGGCAACATCTATACGTTTGACTTGGATGTGTACGCTGACAATGGCGGCATCCAAAAATGGTTGCGGTCATGGCGGGCGCTGCCTACTGGTCAAAACAACCTCAAACGCACCGCGCAGCACAGCTTGCAACTGGACTGCGAAACTGGCGTAGGGCTAAATACCGGCCAAGGTTCTGACCCTGAAGTTATGTTGCGCTGGTCGGATGACGGCGGCCACACATACTCAAACGAACATTGGGCATCAATTGGCAAAATTGGCGCTTACGGGCACAGGACTTTCTGGCGGCGTCTGGGCATGACTTTAAAGCTGCGCGATAGGGTCTATGAGCTTTCTGGCACTGATCCGGTAAAAATTGCCATCGTGGGCGCGGAACTGATCATAAGCCCAACCAATGCCTAACCTTAATACCCAAATCACGCCGCCCCGCGTGCCGCTTACTGACGAGCGCACGGGGGCAGTGGCGCGTGAGTGGTATCGCTGGTTTTACAACATTTACAACATTACGGGCGGGGCGCTTGGCATCACGCCGGTTATTAACGGCGGCACGGGGCTAGGGACTATTCCTACAAACGGCCAATTGCTGATCGGCAATGGCACAGGGTATACCCTTAACACGCTAGGTTTTGGCGCTGGCATCTCAGTCACCAACGGTTTAGGCACCATTACGGTAGCCAACACGGGCGTGCTGTCGTTTGCAGGCGGCACTACTGGCCTGACCCCCGCAGCGGCCACCACGGGCGCTGTGACGCTTGCGGGCACCTTGATTGCAATCAATGGCGGCACAGGGTTTGGCTCTTACGCTATTGGCGATTTGTTGTACGCGAACACAACAACTACTTTGGCAAAACTGTCTGATGTTGCTACTGGCAACGCGCTTATCTCGGGCGGCGTGGGCGTTGCGCCAGCGTGGGGCAAGATTGGCTTGACAACCCATGTCAGCGGCATACTGACTGTGCCTAATGGCGGCTCGGGCGCGGCGACTTTAACTGGCTATGTCAAGGGCAATGGCGCTGCGGCTTTTACGGCAGCGGCTACAATCCCCAACACTGACATTACTGGCTTGGGCACCATATCCGTCAAGAACATTGGCGCAACTGGATCATTCACCACCGTCGATCTAAAGACAGTCACTGTCACTGACGGCATCATTACAAGCATCGTATGATTCAGCACCATTTCAGCGCAGGCGTCTACGCTAAAGAAACGCACATTCCTGCGGGAAGCATTCTTGTACAGCACAAGCACAAGTTTGATCATTTGTCCATCCTTGCTGCCGGTTCGGTAGAATTGATCGTAGACGGCGTTAAATCTGTTATCCATGCCCCAGCGTGTATAACGATTGAAGCAAATAAGCATCATGGCGTAAAATCGTTAACAGATGTGGTGTGGTACTGTATTCACGCAACTGAATGCACTGACACTGATGAAATAGATGAAGTGTTGATTGTGACCGGCAATACTGCCGAAATGCACGAATTAGCCGAAAGTTTGAAGGAGTAAACCATGCCTTTCTCATTTCTTATACCTGCCGCTGCCAGTTTAATTGGTGGCAGTATGCAAGCAAGTGCTGCTAAAAGTGCAGCAAATACATCAGCAGCAGCAGCCAATCGTGCAGCTGACCTGCAATACAAGATGTTCCAAGAGCAAACAAAATTGCAGGAACCCTACCGTAAAGCAGGTGTCAATGCGCTGGGTAAACTTCAAACTGCTGCTGAATATACTCCGTTTGGCATGAGTCAGTTTCAAGCTGATCCTGGTTACGCCTTTCGACTGGGTGAGGGTCAGAAAGCTCTTGAGCGAAGTGCTGCTGCCCGTGGCGGGTTGATCTCAGGTGGTGCGTTAAGAGCCGCCACTCGATATGGTCAAGAAGCAGGTTCACAAGAATACACCAACGCATTTAACCGCTATCAGACCGAGCGTGCTGCGCGTTTACAACCATTGCAAAGTCTTGCTGGTGTTGGACAAACATCCGCAAATACTCTTGGTCAAGCAGCAGGTCAGTACGGTGCCAATGTTGGCAATCTGTACGGTCAGCAAGGCAATGTGCAAGGCAATGCGTTGATGGCAGGTGCACAAGCACGCACATCGTCGTATGGCGATATTGCCAAACTGTACGGTCAAACAAACCCACAATTCGGTGGTATGTTTGGCGGTGGTGGCAGCAGTGGCGGTGGCTCTGCAATTGGATATTCAGACCCATACGCAAGATTTTCTTACGGGTCAAACGCTTAAGGACTGATCATGGCACTTAATTTCGGAATCCTTCAGCCGGTGAATATCGGTGGTCAGTTTATGGCCGGGCGCCAGCAAGCCCAAGAACAAACACAAAGAAACGAACTCGCACAGCAGCAAGCCTCAATACGTGAACAAGAGATGGGGATGCGCCAACAAGAGATGGGAATGCGTCAGCAGGAAGCTACCGAAAGAGCCGAAGACCGCGCAACCAAACTTGCAAATGCTGAAAAACGTAATAAGTTTCTGACAAATTTGTCTATCCAGATGGAAAAAGGTGGTCACAAATTAAATCGTCAAACGCTAAGTTCCATGATGAATTTTGGTCTTCAGTCAAACGAAGACTCGTTAGTTAAGTTGGCAGGCGAGGGGTTGAAAGCACTGGATGAGCAAGATCAATTTGCCAGCATTATGGGCGGCGGTGCCCCAGCGGCAGTCCGGCCCCCGGTCACACCCGGTGCTTTAGGCAGCGGCACATTTGATCCAAATGCTCCGACACCTGTTGCACCCATGAATGCGTTGGCACCGACTGCTGAACCTGTTGCGCCCGTGAATGCGTTGGCACCAACTGCCGGACCAGATCAAGCTGCTGTCGGTGAAATGCGCCGTAAGCGTGATCAATTACTGGCAATGGGTACGACACGGAGTATTGCAGCAGCCAATGCATTGGACAGAGATATCGCATTGGCGTCCAAAACATCTGATACACCAGAAATTGTTACGATGCGGGCACTGGGTTACCCACCCACGCAGGCTGGGTATCAGGCTTATCGTGATGCCCAACGACAAGAGCGAATGCTTACGCCGCTTGAGGAGGCTCAAAGAATACGGATTGCACAAGCCAGTCGTCCACCCGGTGCCGGTGTTGCAAAGGCACCCTCTGGCTATCGAGTTACCCCAACTGGAGAATTGGAACCAATACCTGGAGGCCCTGCCGCAGGCAAACCAATGACAGATTTGCAAAAACAAGCGTACAGAAAAGATTTTGCAAACGACACATCAAAAATTAAATCGGCAACTGATACAGCAGATGAACTGGAAAAGTTAACTGATGAGTTGGTCGGTAATCCAGATAAGAAAATTCCCCCGCATCCGGGTCTAGGTGGCATTACGGGCTACACTGGTATGTTGCCTTCACTTCCAACAGGTGAGGCAGCCAAAGCAGAACAAAAGTTAGAAACCTTTAAAGGAAAAATCAAGGCACTTGGGCGCGCAATTGCATCGCAAGAAGGCAAACTTGGAAACATGGCAGTTCAAGAATGGCAAATGGTTTCAGACGCTGTTCAAGCAATTAAGCCAACTGCTGGAAATCTTGACGAACAGATGCGCGATGTTGTTCGCCAAGCACGTGTGCTTTCTAAGAACATGCAGGACAAGTTTGATCTTACATATGAGGAAACCCCATCTGTTGCTGGTAAACCTGCTGCTGCGCCCGCTGCTGCGCCCGCTGCTGGTGGTAAACTGTCTTCAACGGAACAAGCCGAGTTAGATGCACTTCGCAAACGATTTGGGAAATAATTATGGACCCTCGTGAAGAACTGACGGCATTGCGCCGCATGGCTGAACTAGAGGCTAGGGCGTCTGGGCAAGTTAGCAGCGGTGTGCCTGTTGGTCGTCAAGGCGTCACTGGAATTACTCAACAACCATTAACTGGCGTTAGTGGTGTAATGGAATCTATTGGCGCACCATTTCAAGCATTGTCTGAAGGCATTATTAAAGGTGGCGGCAATGTCATGTTTGGTGGTCAGCAACTTGTCGGAAAAGGATTGTCGGCACTGGGTGCGACTAAAACAGGTCAGTCACTAATCGAAGATGCGTTACGGAGACAAGCCGAGTCACAGACCCGTGTTGCACCGTTTAAACAAGAATATCCAGTCTCTACGGGAATTGGTGAATACGGTACAGAGGCCGCAATACTAGCGCCTTTAGGTGGTGTACTCGCTAAACCAGTTGCGGCTTTAGCAACCCGCGCTCCAGCACTTGCGCCAGCACTTGCACCAGTTGCAAACGCGCTACGTTCCTCGGGTTTTAGTTCGGGACTGGTTACAAAGGGCGCTCCATTGGCAACACGTGCTGCCGACATAGGTGCGCGAATCGTAGGTGGTGGTGTCACAGGTGGAGCAACTGCTGCACTTACGAACCCTGATGAGATAAGCACGGGTGCTGGTGTTGGTGCGGGTCTAGCTGTTGCAGCACCCCCACTGGTAAAGATAACAGCAAAAAGCCTTGGGTTTTTGAAAGATGCGTTTACTGGTCGATTGGGTGAAGTTGGTGCCGGAAGAATTGCCCGTGATGTAGCAGGTGATCGTATCGGTGCTATTCGTGCAGCACTGCTTGCATCACCTGCCGATGTTACGGCAGCCCAAGCCACATCGGGCATTCAGAAAGATGCTTGGCAAGCCCTTGGGGCTATGACTAGCAAAACTGATGACATTTCATCATTGTTAAAACGTCAGGCAGCAGACGATCTAGCGCAACTGCAACGCATGGCTGAAGGTGGAAACGCCACTGAAATGCGGGCGGCATATGAGCAATCAATTAAACGATTGAATCAGTTAACTGCCGATATGCGTAATGTTGAACTGCAAGCAGCTAACCAAGCCAATCAAACCATAAACCAGTTAGCACCACAATTGGAACAACGTCAAGCATCTATGATCAATGCTTTGCGTGAAGGCATGCCTGCAAACTTACCATCTGGTGCGGCTGGCACTCCAACGCCCGGAGTGTCTGGAATTCATGCGGGTACGGAAGCATTGCAACGTGCAAATGTTGCTGATGATGCCGCTAGACGGTTAATGGTTTCCCGTTCTCAAGGCGCTCGCGGTATGGTTTCAGAAGGACCAGTTCCGGGTGTAAACGATAGGCGTGTTGAAAGTGCTAACCGATTCGTGTCGGAACAATGGCAAGAAACATCTGATGCTTTTGCAGAGATTGCCAAACAGCGTCGCGCAGAAGCCGGGCTTATTGAACGTCAAATTGGCAGCTTGGAGGACTACGGGTTGCGCCCACTGGACGCTGGCAGCATCACCGCAGCAATTGACACAAAACTTTCCACACCGGGACTTCGTGCAAGTTCCAATATGACCAAAGTATTGCAAGCTGTCAAAGAAGATATTGCTAATTTGACCGCCAAAGGGGGCGGCGTTATTGACGCACATGATTTATACACTCTTCGCAAAGAAGGTATCAATGAGCGAATTATGCAGATTCTTGGTCAAACTGATCCAAAAGTCAGTGCCAAAGTAACACGGGGTGTGCTTCAAGAAGTTCGCCCATTGATTGATGATGCCATTGAAAAAGCTGGCGGTACTGGCTGGAGAGATTACCTTAAGACTTACTCGCAAGGAATGCAGTCAATTGACCAAAAAGCAATGGCTGCGGAAGCTGCGCGGCTGTTTAAAGATTCGCCGCAAGAGTATGTGCGGCTGGTGCGGGGCAACAACCCAGACGCGGTGGAGGCTATATTCGGCCCTGGCAGCTATGACATCTTTAAAGAAATGGGCAGCAAGATGCCCACGTTGGAAAAACTAGCGTCCAATGTTGAACGTACAGCGTCAATGAAGGAAGCAGCAGCAGCAGGCACAGAAAAACTGGGCGATGTTATTGGCGCTGATTCGTTTCGCTTCCGTATTCCATTTGTATTGTCTAAGGGTGCGACTGCCGCAAACGTAACATTAGACATGTTGGAAAAACGACTGGATAAAAAAATATTTAGTGAACTGCAAAAAGGCATGGCATCTGGTAAAAGTGCTTTGGAGATGCTTGATACACTACCTGCATCTGACCGTAGCAAGGTTCTTCGTGTGCTGGCCGATCCGTCATCGTGGGGTAAAACTGGTGCCGTTGCCGCAAGAGTTGTAACACGTCAAGAACAACCTAACAAATTGGCACCAACTTCTACAAACGTTAACGCACTGACAGGTCAATAAGATGGATTACCAAGTCTTGTTCAACGCCGCAATGATTCTGGCGTCCTTCTTCGGCGGCTGGACACTCAACACCATTACCAAATCCCTTGAGCGTCTTGACAAAGATGTTCGTGCAATGCCAATGAATTATGTTGGCCGTGTTGACTACCGTGAAGACATCCGGGAACTCAAAGAGATCATGAACAAGGTGTTTGAGCGTCTTGATAACAAGGTGGACAAGTGATTATTGAATCAATCATTGGCGCTCTGGTGCCTGTGGGCGTCGAGGGCATCAAGCAACTGATGACCAACTTCTTCGGTGGCGTCAAGGCCACCAGCATCGAAGACCAGATTAAGCTGGACACCAATGAAATTGAAAAAATCAAGGCGCTGGCAGAACTCGACAAGCCCATAGGACAGCCCTCGCAGTGGGTGGTAGACCTCCGGGCTTCCGCTAGATACATCGGTGCTTTGGCGGTCATTACAGTGGGCATCAGCACCCTATACGCGCCCGTCGATGTGCGTATCCAAGGTATCGCCCTAGAAGCGGCCAACATTGCCTTTGGTTTCTTGTTCGGTAGCCGCATCGTTGCCAGCTTCAAGAAATGAAATCCAACTTTGCCGAGGCACTTCAGAAGGTGCTGGCTCACGAGGGTGGCTTCTCTGACCATTTGCTTGACCCAGGTGGCATGACCAACCTAGGCGTCACTAGGCGCGTCTGGGAAGAGTGGACAGGGCATCCGGTCACCGTGCGCCAAATGACCGAGTTAACCCCCGTTAAAGTGGCTCCAATGTACCGGCGTAAATACTGGGACAAGGTGCGTGGTGACGAGTTGCCAGCAGGCATTGACCTAGTGGTGTTTGATGCTGCGGTTAACTCAGGACCAGGTCGTGCAGCCAAGTGGCTTCAGGCTTGCGTTGGTGTAGATGTTGACGGCGACATTGGCCCAAAGACTCTTGCCGCCGTCAATGCGTTTGACGCTACTCAGTTGATTGACGATTATGGGCGCCGTCGATTGTCGTTCCTGCTTGACCTGCCAACTTGGAATACATTTGGCAAGGGCTGGACGGCTCGGATTGCTGCTGTAAAAACAGAAGCACAGGCTTTCGTTTAGATTTCAAGTTTCGCACAGCAGCGGGAATCACGATGTCTTCAGAAATTGTCTCCCGGCTGGTGTACTTCCACTTGCATGATTGGCACTGCTTCGTGCGTACAGTCTCCTCGGGAGCCTTGAAGGTTTCCGTTGTTCTCATATTCTCGGCGTTGCAGTTGGGGCAATTCATCTCAATCTTTCCTCTTAGGTAATGGTGCCCAGTGACTCCAGAATTGGTCACCGTAAAAGTTGCTGTACTGCGCTACGCCGCCCTTGCCGAGTAGCTGTAGCTTCACACCGCGCGGCGTGTGTTCGTCGATGGGTATCCAGTAGTAGTCGGTTGCCACCGCAGCGGTTCCTGTGCTGTTAATGGTGTGGGTCACAATAATGCATCCTCGTAATTCTCAGGGTTGAACTTCGGCACAGGGCCGTTGGCCGGGGCTACCGGCAGTTGGGTTGGGAAGGGCCAATTAGTATCCACTGTCGTCTTTCATGATGTAGACCAAGATGCCGGCAACGATGACGATGACTACTACGACGGCCAGCAACGAGATGAGTAAGGTGGTCATGTTGAGTACCCCCGGCTTGGCAGCCTCATGGCATCCTCAGAGCCGGGGCGCATAGCCCCGCGCACTTCACCGTCACCCACTCGGTAAGTGTCACGGCTCCACAGGTCTAAAGTTGGCGGTGTTGCCTCGTTCCTTCGCTTGATGCGGGGTGTGTACCCCTCAGTGCCGTGTGTGCGCTTGCTGGCCTTATCTGACAGCACGGGGAATGAGTGAGTGTCGGACGTGACGTTGGTTCTCATACTGTCTCCTTCTTGTTGATAGGGTTGGCCAACAGCCACTTGTCACCGAGAAAGCGGATGGACCGTACCCAAGCACGTTGGTTGTGGCGATTGATCTGACGATCAGCACAGTTGAAGTGCTGACGCGCTCGTACTAGCATATTGGTTTTCATTTCAGTCCTTGGTTGGTTACGGTGTTACACAGTGTATCACAGTTTTCTAGACTGTCTATATTCTTTTATTGCGTTTCTCAAACCAGCTTGCGTCTGGGCTTTGTCATCCAGGGCAATTGCTTGGGCTTGGTCAAGGGTTTCTTGGATCATGATGCGGTGGCAGATGACTGGTGCGCCCTGTCCCTGCCTACGCACTCGCGCATTCATCTGGTCATAGAGATCAAGGCTCCAGTTGAGTCCGTACCACACAACGATGTGGCCGTTCCTCTGGAGTCCGTCAATGCCGTGGCCCATGCTGGCAGGGTGCCCAATCATCAGGTCACAGTCGCCAGTCTTCCAACGGTGCATGGCATTTATCAATGACGCTTCGGTCTTGCATTCGGTCAAGTTGATAGGGCGCAGGTGCTTGAACTTGGTCATGATGCGTTCGGCGTCTGACCGATAAGCATACGAGCATAGGATAGGGCTACCGTTGGCTTCGTCAATGATGTCCTCAAGAGCCTCTAGCTTCAGGTCATGCACTGCTTCCCACAATGGCATCCCGGCCACCGGGTACATTGCACCATTGGAGAACTGGAGGCACTTGTTGGTCAGCGATGCCTGGTTAAACATCTCCACCTCGGCACCACTGTCAAGCCTCAAGAAGAACTCTTTTTCCATCTTGTCATAGCGAACCCGCAGTTCAGGTGGCATCTCGATCTCGATGTTGTTGACCATCAAGTCGGGTAATGGGTTGTAGTCCTCGGCGCTCATCTCAAGCGTGATGTCACCGATCAGCTTCTTGATGGTGTCCTCGGTGTCCTCGTAGGGCACTTCCTTGTAGGGGCCGGCCTTGCGGTAAAACCGTGTTCTAAAGGCCGTTTTTCT